TGCAGGGCCCCCCGGGGGAGGGGGGTGCCCCCCACCCCCAACGTCACGCACAGTTACCTGACTCATCAACGAATCCCAGGGTGACTACCGTCTGTCACTCTTTTACGCGTTGGCCGGGCGGCGATCATTGCAGCGTTGCCCTGCTGCCCTGTGCGTCGAGCATGGCATGCAGTGCACACACCTCGCAGGTTCTCATCACTGTGATCATCAGCCCCACCATCACCATGATCAACCTCAGTACTTGGTGCACCCCAACAGTTGGTGCGCAACCTGCACACTGGATCCCTCTTAAGGATGCGCGCACGCGTACCCCGGGGGCCTTGCCAGTTGGGGGGTAGGGGTGACGTGCGCCAAGGGGTATTGCTCATGCTCACCAGGGTATCTACCCACGCAGCACAACAGCCCTACCTACGTGGGGGTAGATAGAGCCGTTGCGTGCAGGGGCATGCAGGGTGTTGCCCTCGTACCCTATCCCCTGCTATCGACCCTAGGGGTAGCAAACGTGTGCGGCTTATCGATGCTGCTATCGGGGCACACCTTCTGCAATGTGGTGCGATGCACCCATGCCGTATCGAGCACATCGTCAGGCCCTGGTGTGTGCAGCACGATCTCGTAACCGCAATGCGCGCACTCGGGTATATAGGCGATCGGATGGATTATCTGCGTCTCATCCGGTCCGCCCGGGCGGAAGGTAACCGTCTCGTCCATCTGCGGCTTGGCGTAAAAACGGGTACTCGCAGTTTCGCCCGCATAGGCAGGCTCGCCGCCGTAGGTCTCGCCGAAGTTATCGGCCGGATCGAAGCTCAGCTCGACGCCCTTGACGCTCAGCGAAGCGATCTCGCCGGCTCGAAGCTCGGAAGCGATCACGACCCACGTGCGGGCGCGGTCGAGATCGAGCGCGGTGCCTAGGGTGTTGGCCGCCAGTTCGACCGCGTAGCGCATCGCCGTGACCGACGTCGGCAGCTCCCGCTGCACGAGCAGCTCCTGCTCGCGGTCGCTCATGACGGCATCGGGAAGCCGACGAATTTGGCGAAGCCGGCGAGGGCCTCGTCGAGGCGCATCGCACGCGCCGGGCCGACACTTTCGACGTACTGCCGGACGGCCGCCGTGAGGGGGTTTTCCTCGGCCGGCAGCGTGGTCACGAGCAGCAGCGGCAAGAGGCCGATGCTCTCGACGCCGCCGCCGCCGCACTGCGTCGCCAGGCGAAGGCCGTCGTCGTCATCGCTCTCCGGGGCCTCGTACTTGGCCTCGATCAGCACGTACGGGTGCAGCCCGAGCACGTGCTGCGTCAGGCTGACCGTGGACCGCCCGAAGTGCTCCTCTTGCTCCTCGCCCTTCGACTCCATGCTCGCCTGCTCGTTGGGGTCCTGGTCGATGTCACTGGACATTGAAGATTCCTTCCAGATCGGTGTGCGTGAGCTTGATGGGCCCGCGCTTGACGTCGAGCTGCCATGCGTAGGCCACGTCGGTAGCCCACCCGGACAGCTTGCCGATATTGCCCGCCTTGCGCGTCCACGTGGCGACCGCGCGATAGACGCCGTACTTGAGCCGCAGGCCGCAGATTTCGTGCCCATCGCCGGCTCGTGCGTAGAAAGCCTCAACCTGCCAGCCGGCGGCCACCCCGCGGCGACCGAGGCCGACCGCCTGCTTGCCCTGGTAGCTGGCAAGCTCGCCCGGACCCTGCGGCGGTCGCGCGGGCACCTGCGGCGGCAGGGCGACCTGCGGCTCGTCCTCCTCGACCTCCTGCTCGATGATCGGGAACAGGATCGAGCCCCACCCGGGGCGGTACTCGTACTGCACGGCGACCGCGCTCGGGGCCTTGAAGCTGCCACGGCGCAGCGTCGGCAGTTTGCCGGCCGCCGTAAGCGGCTTCCCGGGGCAGACGAGCACCTGCTTGCCCTCCCACGACCGCAGCGGCGCCGCAGGAACGGCCACGACGAGGTGCTCATGGGCCACCATGCTGCACGTGCAGAGCGGGCATTTGAGCGTGTCCTCGTCGTGCAGCTCGCGGAAATAGCCGCAGGTCGCACACCTCATCGGCGCGGCCTCCCGGGCTTGCTCGTCAGGTGCCACCCCCGGCAGAACGGGCACTGATACGAGCGGGTCGGCACGACGTCCTTCGTGCTGCGCTGCCTGATCTCGGCCATCGACGTGTCGGCCGCCACGCGGTCAGGGAAGCGCTGCTTACCCGTTTTGCACGGCTTGCGCGCCATAGCCCCTCCCGAGTGCCGCGATCGACGCCACGGCACGCTCACGCGCGGCGCGCTCGGCGGTCGCCTGCTTGCGCCTCGTGGCGGTGCGGGGCGGCTTGAACGGCTTCCAGTGCGCGCAGCCCTCGATGGGGTCGACCAGGGCATGACAGGCGCCGCAGGGGCGCATGCGCGGCCTCACGGCAGCACCAGCAGGAAGCGCGCGAAGAACAGGCCGAGGAACAGCCCCGCACGGTCGGCCCGGACGTGGCGGGGGCCGGTCCAGAGGTGGCGGGCCATCACAGGACCGGCTCAAGCTCGTAAAAGAGCGGGTGGCCGCTCCAAGGGTCGTGGGCCAGACGCGCGGGGCGGGCCCCGGGGCGCACGGCGCGATGCGCCCCACGCCGCCGGTAGCCCGCCAGCAGGTTACGCAGCATCAGCGCTGATCCGCTGCGTCATCGAGCGCGATCAGCAGCGTGTTGACGAAGACCGCGCGGTCGGCGTCGGTGCTGCTGAGCTGGTTATCGCGGTAGTGCCGGACGACCTCGGCCAGCAGGCCCGCCTGCTCGGCGGTCATGATCAGGCGGGTGTCGACGAGCTGCTCGTCCTCGTGCGAGTCCTCGACGTACTCGACGTCGATGGTCCGGCCCGCGTCGAGCGGGGTGCCGTTGGTGCGGGCGGCGTGCTCGGCGAGCGCGTCCTCGTGAACGGCGGTCAGATCGGCCATTTTCTCTCCCGTTGCTTGGCGATGACAAAACTCTAGCATGTACCTGCTAGGTCTGTCTACAGGGGGCGCGGGTCGAAGAGCCGCGTCGCCTCGGCGATCATCTTGCGGTCGTGCACCTCGCCCTTGGTCCGCCCTGACTGGTGCGGCATCGACCGCCACGGCGCGGTGCGCTCGGCCTGCCACATGGGGCGGGCGGCCACGAACTCGTCGCCGGCTGCCATCGCGTAACCGATCTCCATGTCTTCCCGGATGGCGCCCTCGTGGCCGCGCTCGGTCGAGGTGTACCGCAGGTCGAAGCGGCCCGCATCGCCGCCCGCGGCGGGCGTCAGGAAGAGGAAACCGGCCTGCCCGCACGGCAGGAACCAGCGCCCGCCGGGCGTGCGAAGCCAAGCCGAGTGACTCTGGCCGAACAGGTCGATCATCTCGTGCTCAAGCTCGCCGTCTGCGTAGACGGTCTCGACCTTGCCCTCGTCTTCCGGCTCGGTGTCGTCGAAGGCCTCGTCGCCCTCGTCCTCGTACATCAGCAGGTCGTCGGGCACGTCCTCGGGCCGGTCGGCGCCGTTGAGGTTGACCATGGTGGCGAGCTTGTGGCGCTTGGTCACGCCCGTGACGTCGAGAATGACGCAGTCGCGCTTACCCGGGTGCAGGCGCAGCCCACGGCCGACCTGCTGCTGATAGCGCGAGCCGCTCGACGTCGGCGCGCCCAGGATGACGCAGGACACGCACGGCAGGTCGGTGCCCTCTGTGAAGAGGTTGACGTTGCACAGGACGTCGATTCGGCCGGCAGTGAATTCGGCGAGGGCATGCCGGCGGGTGCCTGGTGCAGGGTTGATCTTGTCGCCAGCCGGCGTCTCCCCGTCGAGGTGCACGGCCACGTAACCGGCGGCGTTGAACGCGGCGGCCTGCTCGATGCTCAGGGCGACCGTGGGCAGGAAGGCGATCGTCGGGCGGCTCTTGGCGTGCTCCTGCCACGCCTCGACGATCCGCTGCGGCGCCATGGCGTCCGACATGGCCTTGCCGAGTTCGCCCGCGCGGAAGTCGCCCGCCACGCGGCGCACCTGATCGAGGTTGAGGTCGTCGATGCGCACCCGGATCCCCCGGGGCCGCACGAGGAACGGGCCGTCAGGGTGCCGGATGAGGTCGACGAGGCCGACCGTGGGATCGACGACGCCCTCGAACACCTCGCCGAGGGCGAGGCCGTCCGACCGGTCGAGGGTGGCCGTCACGCCGAGCACGAGCGGCCCATCGGCATCGTAGGCGCCGAGGTCGCGCAGCAGGCGCAGGTACGTGGCCGCCGCGATGTGGTGCGTCTCGTCCACGATGATCAGGCCCCATCGCCGCGTCTTGAGCAGCGCCAGCGAGCCCGGAGTGCTGGCGGTCTGCACGCTGGCGACGACGATCTCGGCGTTGAATTCCTTCGTGGTGCCCTGCATGCGGCCGAGCCGGGCGTCAGGGTTGACCTGCCGCAGCTTGTCGAGGGCCTGGTCGATCAGCTCGGTGCGGTGAGCCACCACCAACACGGGCAGGCCCACCGCGAGGCACATGCGGGCGATGAACGAGAACACCACCGTTTTGCCGGCCCCGGTCGCGAGCACGGCGGCGATGCGGCGCAGCCCGCCCCGCCAGAGCTTGACTGCGCCGTCGATCACTTCCTGCTGATAGACGTAGGGCCTGATCACTTGAGCACTCCCGCGGCGTTCAACAGCAGCGCGAGGCCGTAGGCGGCGTTCAACGCGAGCAGGGCGACGATCCAGCCCCACCGACGCCACGCCGACCGCTCGGGCTCGCACGGCTCGATGTTGTGCTCGGTCAGGATCCGGATCACGTCAGCCGGCGAGATCCTTGGATGCTGCCACTCGCGCGCAGGGGGGTCGATCAGCTCCTGCGGGATCGAGGGCAGGTTGCGCACGCCGAGGACGCCCGCCACGCCGAGCGGGCTGTCGGCGTAGGCCTCGCGGGTGACCGTGAAGAGCACCTCGTCGCTGTCGACCAGCTCGAAGCGGTCGCCGAGCTTGTTGATGCGCCATGCTGCCGTCATCAGGGGTACTCCGTTTTCATCGGCCAGCCACCAGGGCGATCGGCGAGCTTATCGAGGTGCGCCCGGCATGCCGGCGTGCCGTTTCTGGTCAGGCGGCCGACAGCGCGCCCGCCCACGCCGGGGGTCCTGCCGGATCCGCAGGTGCCGACCGGGCAGCGGATCACCCGGTCGGCCTGCGGCACGTCCAGCTTGGCGAGGCACTCGTACAACTCGGGCCACAACATCTTGAGCGTTTCCTGCTTGCTGCGGCCCTGCTCGAAGATGCGGAACGGGTCACTCATCGGCCACCCCGAGCGGGTAGCCGTCCAGCAGCGCCGCCACGGCGTCAGCCAGCTCGACGACCCGCTCGGGGTGGTGCCGGTAGTCGAAGGGCGTGCCGTACCGGAAGTCGATGCCCGCGCGGTCGCGCAGCAGCGAGAGCGACCGGTCGAGCAGGGCGTCGTATCCCTGCTGCTCCTCGGTGGCCAGCGCCGCCGTATAGCCGACCCGCGAACCACGCTCGCCCTCGCGCATGTCCTGCATCAGGAACTTGCGCACGCGCCACCGCCACTTGTCCGGCTCGGCCTGGTAGCGGTCGAAGTCCTCGGCGCCGATCACGTGGACGTACTTGCGGCCCACCGTGACGACCTTGACCGGCGACCAGCTCTTACCGTCGCGGCGCCCGGGGGTGCCCGAGTACATCAGCAGGTCATAGCCGACGACGAGCGGCGGCGTCTCCGGGCGGCTCATCGCGCGTCCTCGAAGGGCTGCGCCGTGCCGAGTTCGCGGGCGACGTCGTTGACCATGCGCTTGATGTCGAGCGGCTCGAAGAGCACGTCGTCGTTGGGGCGGCTCATGGCCACGTTGTTATCGCGGACGCCCTCGGCCCACCCGTCGACCATGTCGAGCATCGCCTTGAGGGCGGTGTACTGCGCACGGCGCACGATGCGGTCGAGCAGCTCGTTACTGTCGTCGGTCGCCGCCGGATCGTCGGCTTCCGCTACGGCCATCTCCTCGCCGAGCGCCTGCACGCGCTTGAGCAGCGCCTCGGCGTCGGCGTGCAGGGCGCGGGCCTCGACGAGCGTGGCCTCGTGCCCCCGCAGGCGGCGCTGCGTGCTGAGCTGGCGGTCGGCCTCGGCGACCATGCGGGCGCGGCGTTCCTCGGTCGGCATCACGGTCCCGTCAACGTTGACGGTGTGCGTCTTGCTGGTCACGCCCGCGTCCTTGAGGCGGGCGGCGACCCACAGGGCGCGCTGCTCGGCGTTGCGCGGCATCTTCGTCATCTCTCCCATGTCCCCCACCTTACTAGAAAGCTGCTAGGTCGTCGAGCCCTGCTGGTCAGACCGTGGCGAGGCGCTCGGCGTACACGCTGCGGTAGTTGCAGCGGCCCGCCTTGCCGGTCTTGACGAAGATGAAAACCTTGTTCGTCTCGGCGTCGATCGAGCAACCCCCGTCGACCACCGCGCCGAGCGTCGGCACGCCGTCGATGGTGACCTTCGTGCCGATCGGGAAGGTGGCCTTGGCCTCGGCGAGCGCTGCTCGGCCGGCAGCATCGGAGACGATCGGCTTGGTGCCGTCGAGCGCTGCGACCACCTTGGCGAGGCGCTCGTTGATGGCCTGCACGTACAGGTACGTGTACGTCTGCTTGAGGCCGTGGGTCACGGCGGCGCAGAGGGTGGTCAGGGCGCGCTCGGCGGCGTGGCCACCGACCTGCGTCTCGACCTCGGCGAGCAGCTCCCGCGCCATGTCGAGGGCCATCTCGTAGGCCTCGGCCTCGTCGTCGGCGATCTGCTCGCGGACCATCTCGACCTTCTCGGTGGCCAGGATCCGCGCGTGGTACAGGCTGCGCTCGTCGCCCCAGTAGCTGAGCGTGCCGTCCCGCTCGGTGCGGAAGACCGTGTAACCGTCAACGTCGCCGTGGATCTCGATGCCGGTCTCGGCGTTGCGACGGATCTTGTGCTTGGCGTTGATGACCGGGAAGGTGATTTTCGGGGCCTTGCTCGTCTTCGTCATACCAAGAGTCTAGCAGCAACCTGCTAGGTATTGCAACAGGGTGCAGGGAAAAGAAGGATGCCCCCGACCACGAGGGCCGAGGGCGTCTTTCCGGGGGCTCAGTAGAGATACATGCTGTCGATGCTGTTGTCCCACTGGCCCGCCATGTTGCCCTCGGTGCCCGCGTAGAACAGCGTCGAAAGGCCCGTGCAGCTTGAGCTCTGCGAGTAGACCCTGATGTCGTGGTCCAGATAGATCGTGTTGTTGTCGATGCTGCTCGTCTTGTTGGCGGGCATGCTGAAACACCCGGGGCGGTCGGACGGGTCGAGCGTGAAGACGCGCGCACCCTGCCCGCTGTAGCCGTCGTCGAAGCAGATGTAGTGCGACGAGCAGGTCGAATAGGCCGCAGCCGGCGAGCTCACGGCGAGGCCGAGCGTGGTCGCGAGCAGGATGGCGAAACCGGCGGCGAGCGCCTTGATGCGTTTGGTCATAGCTAGCAGGGTACGGGCCCCGCGAACAGACCCGCACCCCCGCCGCAGCGCTCAGTTGAGGCGCTTGTCGATCTTCCCGTCGCTCGCCGGCTGCTCGGGCTTGGCGATCAGGGTGTTGCCGCCCGGCAGCTCGACCGCGTCGGGCTGCTCGTACTTCTCGGTCTCGGCCCGCTGGCCGTGCAGCGTCTCGGCCGCCGCGTTGGCGACCTCGCTGCCGCTCATGGTCTCGGTGCCCTGGTCGTGCACCTGCTCGTTGCCGCCGCCCTGCGTGGGCTGCACGATCTGCTTCTCGGCCATGGTTCGTCCTCCTGTGATCTGACGTGTCCTGACAGTCTTACCCAGTTACCCCCGGTCCGCCCCACGTGACCCCCTTGCGGAACAGAAGCTGCCGGCCGAACTTGCCGGGGGTGACGCACTGCGGCGAGACGCCCTCGATGACCCGCTTGCCGGTCGCCGACCACACCTGATCTCCGAGCACCGAGCAGATGGCCTCAGCCGGCAGAGACACCATGACGCGCCCACGGGCGAAGGTGACCGGTCGCGGCGGCAGGCGGCGGTCGATGCGCTTTTCGAGCCACGGCGTCTTGAAGCCGAAGCGCCAGGCGGCGAGCTGCACATACGAGCCGAAGCTGTAGGGGATGCGCAGCTCGGCCATGAGCCGCGCGACCGCAGCGGCGTCGCCGGCTTGGCCCAGGTAGTCCTCGGGCAGGCGGACGTACGCGCACTTGCGCGTCCAGTGCTTGGCGTACGTCAGCTCGATCTCTTCGGCGCCCCGCGGCATGGCCTGCACGCCCTTGGGCGCCGTGATGACGCCGGTCTCGTAGAGCACGCCCTCGTAGGTGCTGCCGGCCGGCAGGACGCGCGAGGCCTGCGTGACCACGAGGACGTGATCGAAGGTGAGGTCGGCGATGCGGACGCGCTCGCCGCAGATGAACTGCCCGAAGCCAACGGGAAACGCCCCGGGGACTAGCCCGCCGATGTTGGTCAGCAGGAAGTCTCCGGGGCGTACGTCCTCAAGGCGCTCTATGACGATGGGTGGTGCGGTGGTCTCTGGCATCCCTCGATGGTAGGCGAGCTACTCCTCGCGCACCTGCACGCTGTAGTCCTGACCGTCCCGGGTGCGCATCACCACGCGCCCATCGCGGCTGTTGGGGCTGGTGTTGGTCCCGAGCATGGCGCCCGGGAAGGCCTCGGCCAGCGCGGCGGCGATGACGCGCGCCACCGCCTCGGCGGTCACGTCTTCCGGCATGTCAGCAGCCCTCCTGAGCGGCTTCGAGGGCGGCCTCGGCGGCCAGCTCCTCGTCGGTGTACGGGATGTCGCAGTGGCAGTGCTCGTTACCGATCTTGGCCTCGCGGGCGAAGCGGACCATGAGCGTCGTGCCGTCCGTGGTCAGCTCGTCGAGCAGGCCCTCCTCGCAGATGCCGCGCTCGATGGCGACCTCGGCGTACCACTCGAAGCACCCGAGCTCGTGGCCCGCCTCGGCGGCGAGGGTGCGCTCAATCTCGCGCTCTTCGAGGTCTTCCTGCGTCATCGTCATACCAGTAGTCTAGCAGCAGACCTGCTAGGTTTCTAGCCCCTGACGTGCTGTTTCAGATAACGCGAAAGGGGCCCCGGAGGGCCCCCGACGTGCGTTGCGGTCAGGCGAAAAGTGCATCGAGCGAGGTGGCGGGGCTCAGCGCCTGCCGCGTGAAGCTGACCGGCGAGCCCTTGACGAGGTGCTGCTTGCGGCGGGCGATGATCCGGTCGGCGTGGGCGGCGTCCCGGGCGATCCACCACTTGGTGACCTCGGTCTTGCCCGAGGGGAGGAGCTGGACTTGAGCGACCTTGATGACCTGCATTGTGTGCTCCCTGCGTCGTTGGCTTGTACCCATAGCCTAACGCAGACCTGCTAGGTTTTGCTAGTCCTGGCAGGGACTTTCCTAAAAAATCTTGGCTCGCCGGCTGCGCGCTACCAACGCGGGTCGACGCTGCGGGTGAGCCACCAGGGCAACCACCGCAGGCCGTCGCGCACGGCGACACTCTGCGAGCTGCGTACGTAGACCGCTCTGGCGAGGAGGCGTCTCACGCGGACAGCACCGCCGCGCGGTAAGCGTCCGGCTCGGCGACCGCGTCCGGCAGTGGCGCGCCGTCCGCGTCCTCCGGGTACGGCGCGAGGCCCGCCTCGCCGACGAGCGCCCGCAGGCGTGCCGTGACGACCGCGACGTACTCGACGATGATCGACTCGGCGCTGCCCTCGCTCGCCTCGTACTCCTGCGGGATGTGCGTTTGCAGCGTGTCGATCAGCTCGTCGTGATCGGCCTCGGCCGCGCGCAGGTTGTCGGTGAGCAGGTCGAGACGGCGGTCGCGGTCGAGACGCACCGCGTCGAGCGTCGCCTTCGTGTCCTGTGCGAGCGTCCGCCACTTGTCCCGCTCGTGCAGCAGCACCTCGCCCGCCGCCCGCGCGTTGGCGAGGTCGGCCTCGATGCTCACTTGCGGGTGACCTTGTCGACCATGACCTCGGGCACGGTGGTCGTGCCGCCGATCTGCGTCTCGTAGATGTAGCCGCCCACGACCTCGACCTCGGCCCGGAAGTGGTCGCCCTCGACGAGGTCGCTCAGGTCGGCCGCCCGGGTGGTCAGCAGGGTGTTGGTGGGGTACTCGTAGCTGTACTCGTGCGGGACGGCGTCCACGTCGGCCCGGAAGGTGCTCGTGCCCGTGGCCGAGTCGAACTGCGAGACGATGCCGTGCACGACGTACCGCTTGCCCGTGTAGGCGTCCGGGTCCTTGGCCACCTTGCGCCACTCGCGGGCGCTCAGCTTGGCGTACGTCATCTTCGTGGCCTTGGGGGACGGCGACGGCTTCGCGCTCGTCGCGGTCGGCGCGGGCACGGCCTTGACCGCCGCTTTGCTGCCGGCCGGGGCGGCGTGCGTGGCGGTCGCGTTGGGCGTCGAGACGGCGCGCAGGCCCTCGTCGCTCTCGTCGTCGCCGATCATGGCGCCGAGCACGGTGATGACGCCGCAGCACATCAGCATGATGACGCCGATCAGGATGGCCATGCCGAGGGCGTTGCCCCTCTTCTTGGCCTGCGGCGGCAGCGGGTGGTTGTACGGGTCCGGGCTGGTCATGGTCTCTCCCAAGAGGTGTGGTGCTGGATTGGTGGGGGCGCGCACTGACCCTCCCCCGGAGTTCTCACACTCCGCGCCGGGCGCGCCCCCTTGCCGGCGGAACGACCGACGAGCACACGCTAGCAGCTACCTGCTAGCTCTGTCCAGCCGGCGAGGGTGTCCCGGTAAATCCGAGGGGTGTCCCGGTAGCCGGTCCGGCTGTTTCCGCTGCTCAGGGCGGGGGTGTCCCGGCGGCCCGGTAACTTTCCCTATCGTGCTCCACCTTGACACCTACCTTGAAAATCCATTTACCCACCAGTAACTAGACTTTGGATTTTTTTACTACCAATACCCCTTGACTCAACTTTCGTTTTTACCGGGACACCGGGACAGGGGCGGTCTGAGCAGGGCAAACTCGAGAATTTTTACCGGGACGCTACCGGGACAGTTACCGGGACACCGGGACAGTTACCGGGACAGCAACGCGCCCCGCGGCGGTCGTGCTGCACGCGGGGCGCTCGGTGCGGGGTGGCTCAGGGGGCCGACGACCAGCCCTCGGGCGGCACGACGGGCGGCAGCGCGTGGGGATTGAGCAGGCCGACCCACGCGGACCGGCCGTCCTCGTCCAGCGTCGGGACGATGCCGTACACGCGCCGCGCCCGCACCCCGTTGACCCGCTCGCGCCGGACGGGCAGGCCCGCCGAGCCGAGGGCCCGTGAGAGGTGCTCGCGGTTGAGCGGGTGCTCGACCCCCGCGTCCTTGGCCCACGCCTTGTAGACCGGGTAGAGCTCGTCCAGCGGGACCGGGGGCGCCTCGTCGCTCTGCGCGCACGTGTCGTCGAGGAACGCCTGCACGGGCGATTGCTGCCGCCGCACCTCGGCCGCCAGCTCTTCGGACGTCTGCGGGACCGTGAAGCGGCCAGCGGCGTCGAGACGCGCCAAGCCGGCGAGGGCCCAGTTGAGAATTCCCGGCAGCTCGGCCATGAGGTCGGCCTTGACCGTGGGGCGCTCGCGCCCAAAGAACGAGCCCGGGAACTGCACGTGAATCATCCGGCCGGCAAGTGCCCCGCTGGCGTCCGTGAAGCGCGGCATGTCGTTGCCCATGATCATGAAACGCACGCCGAGCTTGCCGTGCCAGACGTCGCGATTCTTGCGGTTGACGTCGCGGGCGTCGTTGCCGCTGATCTTCTTGATGATCTCGACCGCCTCGGCCACATCGCGGAACGACCACGAGATATCCGAGAAGGTGGCGAGCGTCTTGCCGAGCAGGGGCTGCTCGCCGAAGGTGCCCACGAGGCTCGGCAGGCTCGGCGCCGCGCAATTCTCCTCACCCACGAGGGCGTCGAGGACGGTGGAGATCGTGCCCTTGCCGCTGCGCCGCCGCCCGACGAGGTTGGCGATCTTCTCAAGGTCCGTGCGGCCGCTCAGGACGTAGCCGAACCACTCTTGCAGGAAGAGCTGCGCATCTGCGGGCAGCACGTCATTGAGGAACCATTCCCACGTGGGCGCCTTGGCCTGCGGATCGTAGGCGAACGGCACCGCCTGCATGTTGAACCGCTCGGGGGTGTGCGGAAGCAGCTCGCCGGCTGCGACGTCGTAGACGCCGTTCGCGCACGCCACCTGTGACGGCGAGTCGTCCGGCTCCTCCTCGCTGGCCCGGTAGAGCACGCCGCGGGAGAGCGCGTGCGACACGCCCGCGATCTTCGTCTCGCTCGGCCGCCACGGCTTGGTGCCCTCGTCCTCGCCAGCGCCCTCGAACCACGCGTCAGCGGTCTGCGTATACAGCCAGTTGTCGACCGCCTCGCCGCGCCACTCGCGGTAGCGCGTGCCGTCCCACTGATAGAAGTCGCCGCGCCACCAGCGCGCCGGGACGGTCATTCGGCCGGCAAGTGCGCGGGCGACGTCGATGGGGGCGTGCGGCGGTGGCAACAGCGTCCCCTCTGTCCGGGCGCGCTCGACCTGCTCGGCAGCGATCTGCCGCGCTGCTTCGAGGGCCGCCTCGTCGGCCGCCGCCTTGCGCGCTTTCTCCTCGGCCCGCAGCAGCTTGTTGAACTCGGTCACGCCGAGATCGGTCAGACCGTGCTTGCTGCTCAGGTGGTCACGAGCGTAACCCTGCTCAGCCGGCGCCCACGTCGCGATCTCGGGAATGAGGCGCCGGACCGCTTCGGCGCGCTGCTCGAAAGGGAGGGCATCGACCTCGGCACGCATGACGTCGGCGCGCTGCTGGTAGATGGCCGCTGCCGCCGCCTGCTGCTCGCGGCGCTCGACCTCGGCGCGCTGGCGGGCCTCGACGATGCTGGCCGCGAGGTCGAAGCCGGGCGGACCGGTCCACGCGGGCAGCGGGTCGTGCTCGCAGGCCTGCCGCGGGTCCGGGTTGCTCGCGGCGGCCAGCTTGACGGCGCCGGACAGCAGGCGCTGCCATTCGCCGTTGGCGACCCGGTCCGGGCCCACGGCGGCGGCAAAACCCTCGGCGAGCGCGTGCAGCGCCTGCGGCACGCCACGGTGCCCCTCGCCGCCGAGGCGGGTGATGGCGGCGGCGGCGTCCCGGGCGCTCTCGTGCCGCGAGCCGTCCTCGTCCTTGAGCGTTTCGAGCGCCTTGACCGTGACGCGGTGCACGACCGGGCAGGGCTCGCCGCCTCGCAGCAGCGCCCACCACCCCCCGAGCGCGGTGTCGGCGAGCTCGGCCTTGTCGGTCCGGGCGTAGTCGAGCATCAGCCCGCGCACCCACGCCTCGGGCAACCATGCGAGCTCGACGGGCTTCGGGATGACGTCGGAGAAACCCTGATCGGGGTGCCGCCATCCGTACTCGGCGCCGTCCGCCTCAGGGTTGGTGCTCGGCCAGACGACCCCGTAACGGTGGCCCGATTGGATGATCTCGATGTACTTCCCGGCCTCCCCGGGCCAGTTGATCGGGCGGCCGTCGATCTCGGTCGGCACCCGGTACCAACGGATCCCGCTCGGTGCCGGTCGCGCGCTGCTGACCCACGTGTCGGGCAGCGGGCCGAAGCGCGACGCCAGCTCGGCGAGGACGTCGGCGCCGTTCTTCTTGCCATAGTGGTCGACGTCGAGGCCGATCACGCCCTCAGGCGCCCGCAGGCCGACGTTGTACGCGGATTCAGGGCCGTCGATCCACGCGGCAATGTCGGCCGAGCCCGGGTACGGCGCGCCGTGACCGGTCCACGTGACGCCCGAGGCCTTGTTGCCGGGCGGTGGCGATTTCTGCCCCGGGCCACGACCGATGGGCAACACGCCGAGCCAGCCTGCGGCTCTGTACGTCTGCGCCGCTCGCCCGAATGGACCGGCATATGTACTATCTGAGGTCAAGTCACTCTCTCCCAAGATGCGTGGCTGTCTCTGGCGAGGCCAAAACGGCGCGGTCACCCCCACAGGTGCCGCGCCGTTTCGCCTTGTGTACCGGGAAGATCGAGCCTACGCCCGAGGCTGCCGGCCGGCACTCGCCCTCCGGGCCATCTCTTTGCGGCCCACCTCGACGGCGCGGGCGTAGGCCTCAGGGTCGGACTTGAAGCGCTTCGCGATTGCCTCGTCGAGCAGGTCGCGGACGGCCTCGCCCTCTTTCGGTCGGCCGTAGCCACCCGCGTGCGCTTCGAGCACCGCTAGCCCGAGCGTGTACGCCCGGGTCTGCTCGTCGGTCAGTACGTGGATCTGCTCGGAGTACCTGCGCGCGGCCGTTCTCGGCGGCGCGGCGGTCGTCGCGTTGGTAGTCATGCCCTTGAAGCTAGCAGAAAACCTAGCAGGCGCGCCAGCCGGCGACGCCTTGCATGATCTAGCAGGAACCTGCTAGGGTCTTCGGCATGGGAGAGATCACACGAACTACCCGCCTCGCCACCAGGGGGCAGACCAGCATCATCGTGACGCCCCCGTTGCCGTGCGGCCTCGGCGGTTGCGTCGCTGAGCTGCACGTCACGGTCCGCCATGACACCACCCGGATCCACCTCGACGACCAGCAGCGCCGCGAGCTGATCAGTGCCCTCGGCGGTGCGGTGTGACCGCCTGCGCCTTCCGTTTCTGCGGCGCCAACGTGATCATGGTTGTCGAGCAGGCCACGAAGGACAACGACGAGGACACGGTGCAGCGCTACCCGCTGCACGAGGTCGGGAACGCCGACCTGTCGGGGCCCTGCCCCGCCTCGCTGCTGCTCTCGCCGCTCAGCGCCTATGACCGGGAGCACCTCGACGAGCGGGCCCGGATCATCGAGGCCGCCTTCGCCGAGGCCAACAAGGTCTCGAAGGACGCCAAGCCGATCAACCCGAGCACGACCGCCACGCAGCCCCCGCACGGCCGCACGCCGAAGCCGACCGAAAAGCCGTACTGGTTCAACGGCAGCCTCGGCGGGCCGTACGCGGGCAAGGGCATCGGCGCCACCAACGACGACATCAAGCTCGACTTCACGCCTACGCCAGCACCCTCGCCAGCACCGACACCACCGACAGGAGTACCGATGTCCGACGACAGCATGCGCGATCGGTTGCGCGAACTGACCCTGCTCACCTGCAAAGCCCTCGGCGAAGCGCAGGATCTCGCCGCGCAGATCACCACCGCCGCCGAGGTGGTGGACGGCCTCATGGAGCAGCTCAAGGCCAAGCAGAGCACGGCCGCCACGCTGGCCCGCCTCGCGGTCGGCAGCGGCGAGGCGCCCGAGCACGCTAAGGCGATGGTCGACGGCGCGGTGGTCGGTATCGAGAAGGTCGACGACGCGGACGCCGCGTTGCAGGCGCTGCTCGTCCGGATCGCCGCCGCCGCCACGAGCGACGCCTCGGCGGCCACGAGCGGTATCAGCTACCTCGGCACTCTCTGACCGTGGCCACCTACGAGCAGGTGCACGCGGGTGACACCGTGCTCGGGCATGACAACGACGTGTGGGGGGTCGAGGCCATCGTGCAGGGCCCCCCGCTCGCTGTCACGCTCGTCAAGAACGGTGGGCACACGCGCGTTGTCGGCTACCCGCCGGCCGGCACGCAGGTCATCGTCATACAGCCGTCCGACGTCAGCGCCGAGGCGCGGGCGGCGCAGATGTTCCTCGACGCCGCGCTCGGCGTCGAGATCGTTGCGGAAACGTGGGGGGTTTGATCATGTTCGCACTCGGCCGTAAGCCGGTCGTGCCCGTCGTCCCGGGGCCGGACGGCCCGCGCGAGCCGCCCTTCGCGTGCGGCGCCTGCGGCAAGGGCGGGCTTTACGAGCAGCTCGACGACGACCTGCTGTGCGTCGACTTCAAGGCATGCATCAAGCGGTGGCGCGGCGACATGTCTCCGGACACGTACGCCGCTGGCCTGCGCGGCGAGCTGTTGGCGGTGGCGCCGTGACGGGCGGGGGGTGGCCGCATGAGCGGTACGGCCCCGCGCCCGTGCCGCTCGACGAGCCGCGTGGGCAGCCCGAACTCGTTGACCGCCGGCAGCGGGCCGCCGAGGCCTTCGATGACGCGTGGTCGGGCGCTAACGACATGTTCGGCAGGAAGGGGTGGGCCGAGCGCCTGCTCGCCGCCCGAGAGGCCGCCATCGAGACGGCCACGCGGGTGCGCATCGACGACGAGGTAATCAGGGCGGCGCTCGTGGCCGTCAGCGCAGGTCCCGGCGCGGTACCGCGCTACGTAAACGCCATTAAGGCCGCGTTTCTCGCGGCAGGATTCGAGGTAGAGCAGTGACGCAGGGGATCACGTCAGCCGTAGAGCCGCGCATGTCGGGCGCGATGCCGACCTCGGGCAACTGGGGTTGGTACCGCGACCACGAGGGCGTCGACCGCCGCCGAGTGTCGAAGCTGATCAAGAAGGTCGAGGGTGACACCTACAACCTCGACCTCTGGAAGCTACGGCAAGTGGCCGAGGGGCTCGCGCAGCGCGACGACCTCATTCTCGCCGTCAAGGCCATGGGGCGCCCGCCGGCTGAGGGTTGGTCGAAGGACGAAAAGAAGCTGATCAACGGCATCGCCGAGACGGCCATGGAGGTCGCCAAGACCGGCAAGGGCGACGGCGCGAAGATCGGCACCGCGATCCACACACTGACCGAGCGCGTCGACCGCGGCGAGGACGTCGAAGCGGTTGCCGCCGGTTTGCCGGCCGAAGCCGCCGCGACCGTCCGGGCGTACGAGGCCCTGCGGCGGCTCAACGGGTGGCGCACGGTGGAGATCGAGCGCACGGTCGCGCTCGACGAGCTTGAGGTCGCGGGCACCTTCGACCGCATCGAGGTCATTCCGGGCCTCGCCACCCTGCTCGGCGCGGGCGCCTGCCAGTACGGCGACGAGTGCCCCGACGTCGGGCTTCCGGGCCACGGCGACGCGGTGATCGCCGACGTCAAGACCGAGGAGCAGCCTTGGCTCAACGGGTTGCACATCGGTCCGCAGCTCGCGATCTACTCCCGGGCCCGGAAGATGTTCATCCCCACGGGCGGCTATCACGCGGTGCTCGGCGCTAACGGCAAGGTCAAGCAGAACAGCAACGGCGAGGACGTGATGGCGCCGAACGGCCGCTACGACCGCATGCCGTGCGTGCGGCAGGACGTGGGGGTCGTGGTGCACCTGCGCAACGGCGCCGCCAGGCCGTATTTCATCAACCTGATCGAGGGGTGGGAAGCGGCGGTCGCCGCCTACGAGCAGACCAACCGCGAGGCGCGGGCCAAGCGCCGCCTCGGCGCCGCCGGCTGCTGGTTTGCGCCCGTTCCGAACGTCGTCGAGCCGAAGCCGTTGCAGGTGTTCACCGAGACGGCGGTCGCCGCCGACTACGCCAACCCCTACCGGCCCGGTCCCGGGCAGGCCGCCATGGGCCCCGTGCCCGAGCGCTTCGCCACGCCGCCGCCCGTGGCCGTCAGCTCCGAAGCGCCCGAGTACAAGATCGGCGACGTCGTCAACGTGGGCGGCGTCGACTTCGTGAAGCACGCCGAGCTGCCCCCGGTCGAGCCGGTCGAGTTCGTCTCGACGCGGGACGCCGAGGGACAGGTGCGGTGGGTGCCGGCCGACGACGCGCCCAAGCCGGCGAGCGCCGAGAAGGACATGACCGCGCTACTCATCGAGGCGATCTGGAAGACGGTCACGCTGGACGGGCTCGCGATCTTGTGGAATATGGCCCGGGACCGTGGCGTGCCGTGGGGGGCGGCGGTGGCCATGGCGGCGACCGCGCGGCGCCAGCAGATCGAGTGCCCGCAGCGGGCCCTGCACGGCGGCGGCGCGCTCAAGTGCGCCTGCGGCTGGATTCCCCCGGTCCCTGCCTAGCATTCTTGCTAGCTACCTGCTAGGCTCAGTGCAGCACCGAAACAGCCCCCGGGCTCACGTGGAAACCGAACCACGAGGGCCCGGGGCAGCAAAGACTCGCCGAGATAATGTGACCGCCCGCCAGCGGCAATGTGACCTCGGCGCGACAGGGCCGCCGATGAGTGCGGGCACCAGAGCGGGCGTCGTAGCCCGCCCCTGTCGCAATCGGCGCGGCGCCACCATGGGCCGCACTGCGTTGCCGTTGGTCACTGCTGACTTGCGCGCAGGGTGTTCCGGGCCGATCTCGGAACACGCCGAGAACCATGGTGGGTAGCTCAGTAGGCAGAGCGGGCGGGGTGCAAACTCGCTGCGTCGCAGGTTCGATTCCTGCCCCACCAGCGTCCAGCGCGTAAGGCGCACGACACGAAAACCGATCTCAGGAAGAGGCACGATGACCAACCCGTTTGAGCAGCACGCTGCTCAGCAGTCCGCGCAGCAGGCCCAGCAGCCCGCCGCCGGCAACCCCTTCGCGCAGCCCGCGGCGCAGCAGCCCGCGTACGCCCCGCAGCAGCAGCCCGCGCAGGTGCCGGCCGGCAACCCGTTCGGTGCTGGTGTCCCGGCGCAGCCCGCGCCGCAGGGCAACCCGTACGCGCAGCCCGTCGCACCGCAGGCCTACCAGCCCCCGGCGCAGCAGCCCGCGTACGCCCCGCAGCAGCAGGCGCCCGCCGCCTACGCGCCGCCCGCTCAGCAGCAGGCGCCCGCGCAGATTCCGTCCGGGCCGCCGCCCGCGCTCAACGTCGGCGACCTGCGCGGCGCGGGCGCACCGCCGCCCGTGGGTGACGGTCGCGGCGCCAAGATGGCGGACATGTACGGGCGCCTCGTGCTCGTGTTCCCGCTGGCCATCGCCCGGCGGCCCCGTAATCCGCAGTACATCACGGCCGAGCAGCGCGCCCGGGGCGACCTTGAGCAGGACCAGCTCACGGCCACCGTGGTCGTGCTCGACGACGGCAACGGCGGCATGCAGCCGATCGCCTTCGGCGGGGCGCCGTACGAGCTGCCGCCGCGCCCGCACACCGAGAGCAGCCCGCTGCCCTACGTGCGTAAGGCCATGTGGATCACGCAGAGCCGCGTCATCGGGCAGTTGCGCGACTCGCTGCCGCAGCCCGGGGGCGCCCCGGGCATGGTGATCGGCCGCGTCGTCAAGGCCGGTCCGCAGCGCAACGACCCGTGGTTCCTGCAAGGCGCGACCGAGGCCGACCTGCGCCTCGGCGGCCAGTACCTCGAACTCGTGCAGCAGGGGGTCTACCCCCACCCGCTGGCCTGATGCAGTTAATCGTCAGGGCGTACGGACGTCCCGCGCCGCAGGGCTCGAAATGGCTCGGCGGCGCGGGACAGCTCAGGGAATCCTCGATCTACCTGCCCTCGTGGCGTCAGGCCGTGAAGATCGCGGCGTGGCGGGCGTGCAAGGACGCGGGCTATCTGCCGACTCACTTGCCGCTGTTTCCTCGGGGCTCGCGGGTGGTCGTCGAGCTGATGCATTTCTACGTGCTGCCCGAGCAGTGTCAGGCCGAGGGCACCGACGATCCGCTCGGCGACCCTGACCTCGACAAGCTGATGCGCGCCGTCCTCGACGCGCTCGGCGGTGCCAACAAGCGCGCCAGCTCCTCGGCGCGGCTCTACGCGGACGACTCGCAGGTGATGGGTTGCCGCAGTCTCTGGAAGTACCGAGCCACGCCGGAACAGCCGGCGGGCGCAGTGATCATCATTTCCGATGGGAGAGATTGACCGTGGGTGTTATCTACCGGCTGACCGTCATCAAGGAAACGACCGACATGGGCGGCGGCTACGAGGGCGACGAGACGCTCTTCGAGCTCGCCGGCTCGGCGACGATGATTGCGCGCATCGCGCCGACCGCGATCATGGACGCGCTGATCACGGACGAGCACGTGCAGGGCGGCATGGCCGCCGGACCGGTCCCGCCGCAGCAGCAGGTGCTCGCCGATCGCGTGTGGGATGCCGCCGTGGCCAACGGCACCGTGCCGGCCGGCACGCCGACCGAGGCCGACCGGGTCGCCGTCGACAAGCCGAAGCGGACGCGGCGCACCAAGCAGCAGATCGCCGAGGACGAGGCCCGGGAGAAGCAGCAGGCCGCATTGCAGGCGCACACCAACAGCGCCGCGCAGGGCGGCCCGGGTCCGGTCGTCACGACCACCTTCGAGGGTGCGGCCCCCGTGCCGCCCGCCCCGGTCGAGGCCACCGCGCCGCCCGCGGCGACCACACCGCAGCAGCCGGCGGCGACCGTGACGAACGGCGCCGAGGCTCCGGTCTACAACCCGTTCGCAGTCGGCTAGCCTGGCGGGGTAATGCGCAAGGGGGGCCGCTCTCGGTGGGGGGCGCGGCCCCCCTTGCGCATCTTGCTAGCAACCTGCTAGGTTCATACCAAGCAAGCAGGCACGAGCACTTGGGAGTCACGATGAAAGCGACTAAGCGGGTCCGGCTGGAGACGCCGAGCTGGTTTAAGTTCGGCGAGGGCAGCTACCTGTGCCGCGAGCACGAGGCGCAGTTTCACACGGTCGGCGCGCAGATGGCCCACGATGACGAGCACCACCCCGAGAAGGTGGCCGCCCGGACCGTGACCACCGCGAGCCCCGCGCAGATGGCTGCTGGCGCTGCCGCGATGGGTGACCTGCGCAAGGCGCTCGGTCGATGACCGAGATCGACTACGGCTCGTTCTGCACGGGTTACGACGGGCTCGGCGAGGCCTTGCGCCTCGCCGGTCTGGCGATCCGCCCGCGCTGGTTCAGTGAGGTCGAGGCCTCGGTCGGCAAGGTGCTCGCGACCGAGTACCCGGGCGTGCCGAACGTCGGCGACATCAAGGCGGCCCCGTGGCACCTCGCACCCAAGACGCGCATCGTCAGCTCGGGCGACCCGTGCCAGTCGATCAGCATCGCGGGACGGCAGGCCGGTCGCGACGACCCGCGATTCCTCTGGCCGTGGGTGCGGGCCGCGTACCGCGAGATCATGCCCGAATTCCTGTTCTTCGAGAACGTGGCCAACATCGTCGGGCACGACAAGGGCCGGACGATGGCCGAGCGCTTCGAGCACCTGCGCGAGGACGGCTACGCGGTCCGCTGGACGGTGCTCGGGGCGTGCGCGGTCGGCGCCCCGCACCACCGCCACCGTTGGTACGCGCTGGCCGCCTACGTGGGCCCCGGGGCGCCCGACGCGGTGCGCATCGGCACCAAGCAGATTTGCGGCGCACCGCGTTCCGGCGGTCGCTTCCTGCTGCCGTCGCCGATGGCCCGGGACGGCGACGGGCGCGGCGAGGGCGATCCGGCCTACTGGCAGCGGCGGCTCGCCGAGCGCGGGCGCACCAACGGCATGCCGCTCGGCGCCGCCGTGCAGCTCCTGCCGACGCCCGACGCCTCGATGTCGACCCGGGGCGGCCTGCTCTCGCCCGAGTACGCCCTGCGCCGGATCGCGGACGTCAACCGCAGCTCGAATCTCGACGACGCGGTCGCCTCGTTGCTGCCGTCGCCGACCGCCCGTGACGGCTCGTCGGGCCCGGGGCGTACGGCGGCCCGGGAGGGCGGCGACGACCTGCGCACGCTCGTGACGCTGCTGCCGACGCCGCTCGTGGTCGACGCCGCTGACGGCACGCGTCCCGTGCCGGCCGACCGTACGGCCCTCGGCCCGGACTACGGCCCGCGCTTGAAGGACGTGGCCGTGCACCTGCTGCCGACGCCGCGCGCATCGGACGGCGAGAAGGGGCGCGGCAACCCGGGCCAGACGTACGGGTCCGGCTCGCTGCCGCTCAGCACCGCCGCCTGCCTGCTGCCGACGCCGACCGCTGGCGACGCGGACCGGGGCACGGGCTCGATCGGGTCGACCGGGTCGCCGATGCTCGGCGCCGCCGCGCTGGCCGAGCGGTGGGGGAAGTACGCCGAGTCGGTCGCCTTGTGGGAGGTCATCACGGGCTACCCCGCGCCGCCGCCCACCGAACTCGGTCGCAACGGCGGGCCGCGCCTGTCGGCCGCCCTGCCCGAGTGGATGATGGGCCTGCGCCCGGGGCTGCTGACCGACGAGCTGTCGCGCCCCGAGGCGCTCAAGGCCGCCGGTAACGGGGTGGTGGCGCTGGCCGCCGCCACGGCCTACCGCATGCTCGTCGCAGGCTAGGGGTTGGTGGTGGCCACGGTGCTCGGGGTGTCCTTCGGACCCACGGGGGCCGTGGCCACCGACGTCAGCAGGGACAACAGCGCGCCGCCGGCAAGGGCGCTCAGGATCAGCCCGGGGCTCTGGTGCACGACGTTCGCGACGTCGGCCGGCACGGTCAGCAGGGCGGCCTGCGCTGCGGTCTTGACCGCCCGCTCGACCGCCTGCCGCCAGAAATTACGTCCGTAGGTCTTCATAACCGCAGGGTACGCCGCCTGTCAGTCTCTCGCCGGCTGGCAGCGCGCGATCCGGTAGACGCCGAGCCACCCGTCGTAGCTCTTCTTGCCGGCCGGGGTGGTCGCCGTCGCGAAGGCGTCGAGCTGCGAGGAGAACAGGGCGCAGTAAAACTGCCTGTTGGCCTCGGCGGTCGCCGCCTTTTCCTTCTCGTCGGCCGCCGCGGTCGCCGCCTTATCGGCCTCGTACCGGGCCACGAGCGCGCGGGCGTTGCGGTCGGCGAGCGCGGTCGAGATCACTGCCGAGACGACCACCATGGCGGCGATCGAGATCATCACGACGGCGAGCCAGTAGACCGGAACGGCGATCGTCCTGCGCGGGGGCTGCTGCGTCATCCGATCACGCTCCGGACGACGGCGACGCCGAGGACGGCGGCGCTGGATCCGCCACTGACGGCGAGGACGGCGACCCGGTACCACCTCGGAGTGCCTGCGCGAGCGACGTTGCGCCGAGCGCTGCTGTCGGCCCGCCCAGTAGCGACCCCCCGAGAATCAGCACCGCGTCTCTGATCTCCGGACGGGATACCTCCCAGAACACCAGCACGAGGCCCGCCACGAAGAGCGCCACGTCCCGGGTGACGACCCACCAGGGCGGTAACACCCGCGATTCCTGCGACTGTGCGCTCACTCATGATCCACCTATCTAGGCTGACGTCGGACGCTTGAGGGTCAAGCTACCCGAGGGGCGCCTCGTTGATGCGGATTGCCCCGGGACGTAGGTGATTCCCGGGGCAATTCTTAAGGCCACCTTATGCGAAACAGTACGGACCGTGACTGTCGGTCGATCCTTACCATTCCGCCCTATCAGGCAGGCTTTGCGAGGAGCAGGTCGGCGATGCTCGCGGCGCGGTCGGCGCCGTAGATCGAGCGCAGCAGCTCGGCCGCCTCGGCGTCCGACTGGCTCGTGCCGAGGCCGTTGAGGACGCCCTCGATCGTGCCCGCCTGCAGCTCGTCGAGCCGCGCCAGAACGGCCGTCAGCTCCTCGTCGTCCTCGGCGCCCTGACGGTTGAGCGTGGCCGCAACCGCCTTGGTCAGGGTCAGCAGAGCGTCGACCTTGTCGTCGGTCTTGAGGCCGAGCGCCTTGAGAAAGTCCGTGTTCTTGACCGCGAAGGCCAGCGCGGAAGCCCAGGTCATGAGGCCGTTGTCGGTCCCGCTTGCCGGCCGAGCGACCTGCGCCAGGCTGTCGCCGTTGGTGTTGTAGGCCTGCACCTTGTCGCCGTTGACCGCCGCGTAAATGGCGGCCTTGCCGGCGTCGCTGTTGAGCGCCGCGATGACGTCTGCCTGACTCACTTCGTCCCCCTCTTCGAGCAGCCCCCACGGCCGCGTGTCGTTCTCCTGCGCGGTGGTGTACCGGGCACTGAAATGGGCGTGCTCGGTGTGCGCGTTCTTGCCCGTGTAGCTGCGCGCCGTCCAGCCCCACGAGGCCGACCAGATGCGCCGGTCGTAGATCACGTTCTGTAGACGATTGTCACGCCCCTCGCGGTGCCGCGTGACGATGATGTCGACGCGGCTCTGCATCGAGACGCCCGCCTTGCGCAGGTTGTCGTCGACATCGATCGCGTGCACCTCGTCGGTGCTGTCGGCGTCCTCGTAGGGCGTGTTCCCGGTCTCGTCCGGGTTGTGGTCGCTGCTGCTGGCCGCGTGGCCCGTGTCGCCGATCGAGCCGTCAGACGCCTTGTCGCGGTCCGGCGACAGCTCGTTGAACTCGTTGCGCAGCGAGACCAGGCACGGCACGAGAATCCAGCTTGCCACCTGCTGCCCCCTCTCCCGGGCCACGAAGTGTGGCCGCACTTCGAGGGTACGCGGGCAGCGGTGCGGCTACAGGTCGGTGCCTGTATCCGGCACGGTGAGGTTGACGTCGATGATCGTGATGTTGATGCCGCCCGTGTCGGCGAGCACCTGCGTTGCGCCTGAGCCGATGCGGGTATACGTCAAGATGAACGAGGCGCCCGAAACGTCGGTCGCCGGGTGGATCCATCCGATGATCACGCCGAGGCTGTTGAGGTCGGTGGCGGCGGCCTCGGTGCGACCGAGCTCGGCCGAGCTGGTGGTCGCCGCCGAGCCGGTATCGGACCACCTGAGCGTGAACTTGGCCCGGTCGGTGCTGGCGTTCACGTCGGCCCGCAGGTGGTCGACGATCACCATGTACGAGTGGCCGCCGATGAGGTTGACGCCGTCGACACGCAGCACGCCCGCCTCAGTGCCGGATACTGGCGAGCCGCTCGCGGGCGCGCCGCCACGGTTGCCGCGGGCGACCATGTGCGGGATTTCCTCGATGTAAACGACCTCGCCGGCTGCTGGCATGACTGCCCCTCTCTCCCTAGAGCGCCCATCGTACGGGGGTCGCGAGGTGCACGGGCTCGCCGATGGCGTGCGTCTTGACGATGCCGTTTACCGACCGGGTCACGGTGGCGGTCTGTAGGAACGGGCCCGTTCCGGTCGCCGCCGTCATGGCAGTCACGGTGACCACCTCGCCGCCGACCTTCCACGTGTAGGGCGTGTTCCGAGACCAGATGTCCCGGCGCCGCACAGTGGTGATGTCCCACAGGGTCTCGGTCAGCGTCATGGCTTCGGCCAGCGTGGTCGTCTTGGCGTCGTAGCGCGAGCGGTCTTCCGCCCACGTGGCGACGCGGTAGACGTCAGCCGGCGAGCAGGCGAGAGTCACGTCCCAGCAGTGCCGGCCGATCTTCTGCTTGATGCCCTCGATGAACAGGTCGATCACGGTCCCGGCGATCTGCGCCTTGGGGTTGACGATCTGGATCCGCGAGCCGATGCGGCAGGCCAAGAACTGCGTGCGCAGGCCCGGGTTGCCGACAAGGTCCAGCTCGATCACGGGCCAGCGCAGCTCGTCGAGCGACGTGAGCGCGGTCTGCCAGCTTGCCCAGTTGGCGAGCCGGTAGTCGGCGACGATGTTGATATCGGTCGAGTCGGGCATGACGCCGTGCCGCGCAACGGATTCGTCATTCTGATACGTCGCTGACGAGCCGCCGATGCGCGAGACCGTCCAGCGGTTGCGCAGGCGCTGGTCGTCGTCGGTCGGCTTCGGGGCCTCGCCGAGGTCGCCGCCCGCCCAATCGAGCACCATGGCCACGGGCGCGTTGTACTGCACCGTCCGGGGAATGTAGGTCAGGCCGCCCGCGCGCTCGGCCAGCACTCCGCCGTCGACCTTGGCGGCCTCGCGCAGCAGGTCGAGGAATCGCCCGGGGAGCTGCCGCCCCATCGGCTCGGAGATCGTTGTCGGCTTGTTGGCCATGACGACGCCCTCCTCGTTGGCGAGCCGCACTATCCGGTCGGCAGCCTCTTCGTTGCGATAGCCATCGGCCACCAGCAGGAAGCTATCCGTGACGTAGGGGAGCACCTGCGGGCCGAGCCAGAAGTGCCCGAAGAGCATGTCGACAAGCGCCGTGGCGCCGATCAGGCGCCCCTCGTTGATGCGGCCCGCAGTGCCCGCAACCGTCGCGCCGATCGTCCACCACGTATCGACGCCGACCTGATTCCACACGATGGCCCACGTGATATTGCCGCCGCTCTGGCTCGCCTGAAAGCTGATCGAGAACACCTTGCGCGGGTCGATCACGTAGACCGCGAGCACCGAGTCGACGAGCTTGGTGCCGTCGCCGTTGTAGCCCTCGACGTAGAAACCGAGGTTGGTGGCGATGATCCGCCACCGCGCGATGGTCCCCCCGGTCCGGTACTCGACGAGGCAGGTATCTGCGGCCGGCAGCGCCGCGAACTTGAAAAAGCCGAGGCACTGAATACTCGTGGTCGAGTCGGCCGTGACCTGCATGATCACTGAGCTGCTGGTGGCGTCCAGCTTGGCCATGGTCGAGGCGCCGAGCAGGTTGTCGCTGTCGGCCGCAAACGTGACACCCTTGACCTGTGCGGCGTGGCCTCGCGGCAGGGCTGAGGCGGCCGTGGCCGAGCCTTCGGCGTCCTCGAAGGGCCAGTACCCGGAAGGGCCGTAGCTCGGGAGCTGGCGGCGCAGCGGCGACTGCAACGGCTCGCGACCGACGTCCAGCCGGCGCATCGGGCCCGCAGCGGCCAGCGGGATCGTGGAGTCTCGGCCGCTCTTGTCCCACGTGGGCGGCCACTCGGGCACGTTGCCCGTCCAGAGCAGGGCGTCGATGCTGAAATCGTCGATCGAGGCGGTCAGGGTGCCTACGTTGGTGTTACCCACGAAGCGCCAGTGATACATGCCGAAGCCCGCGCCCTCAAGGACGGCGTCGTTAACCGCCACGTCCCACGCCAGCGGCTCGGCGGTCACGAGGCCCGACCACACCTTCGCGCGGATCGTGTTGCCCTGTACGCGAATCTTGGTCCACACCTTGCTGCCGGCCGAGTAGGTCGCTGCGGTGATCAGATTCTCGATCAGGGTGGTGTTGAGGCCTGCGACCGTCCGGACGATCTTGACCGTAACCACACCCGCCGGCTTGAGCTCGGTGTAAACCCGGTAATGGTTCGACTCGTCCACCATGCGGAAACGGGCAATCGAGATCCACGGCGCACCCGTGGTGACCGCGCTCAGTGCCACCGAGTAGACGTACTCGAAATCCAGCGCGGCGGCGCCGCCGAGTGTGATCGGGTTGGCGAGGTTGGCCGAGGCGAGCGCCATCAAGCCCGCGCCCGACTGCACCGACCACCCGCCGCCGAGGTGCGTCCACGTCTGCCCGCCCGAGGACGTGCCCCAACCACCATTGGCGGCGATGGTCCGGTTACTGAAGTCGTCCCGGGCGATAGGCAGGCGGTAGCGAATCGGGGTGTTGACGCCGATGCGGCCATACAGCTCGCTGAGCGGGTTGCGCGGCGAGAGCAGGCCGTCGCGCAGGTTGGCGACAAGGTTGGAGTCGCCCGCCTCGACGTCGCTGGCCTCGTCGTCGCGGCCCGTGTTGAGTTCGACGTCGGCCGCCTGGCGCCGGTATGCCGATACGTCGCGCCACGTCCACGCCGACGAGGCGCCATCCGGGTCGGCGTCGGGTGCAATGTCGACCCGGAGGTCGATGTCGGCCGGCATCAGGCGATCCCCGTAATCGGGCCCTTGACCCGGATCGACTTTTTGAGCCAGCGCCGGAACTCGGTTTCGGCGCCCTCGATGACGAGCACGGGCGGCGGCGCGTCGCGCCCGCCGAGCGCCTCACCCGCGCGGTTGAGCGGCACGACCGCCTCGTCCTGCCCGCCCTCGCCGACGTTGACCAGCGTGCCGCCGCTGCGGGCCTTGACGAGGCCGCCGTCCGCGAGCTGCGGGATCCGGGGCACGCCGATCGAGCCGCCGCCGAAATTCATGCCGAGCACCGAGAACGAGGGGATAGTGAAACGCAATCCGTTCCACTTGCCGATCACGTAGTTAATCGCGACGCGGAAACCAGCTTTCATGCCGTCCCACATGCTGCGGAATTTGTTGGAGATTTTGCCGGGAATGGACATCAGGAAATTGACGTATCCGACCCACTTATTCCAGAGCCAGGAAATGGCGCTACCGACCCACCCCTTGAGCTTGGCTAGCAGGCCCCACCAGAAACCGAAGTAAGATTGCATCGCATTCCAAACCCACTTCGCACCTGCGACTATGCCATTCCAGACCTTGACAAAGAAGCCGGCGAACGGGCCCGCGAACCAAGCGCCCACCTTTTTCATGAATCCCCAGACCGCGCCCCAAATGGTCTGGAAGAACTGCGTCTTGGTGGCGAGGTAGACGATGACGGCGATCAGGGCGACGATGCCGAGCACGATCCACGTCACGGGCGACAGCGCGAGGGCCGCGTTCCACGCCCACTGGACGGCGACCATCACGCCGATGGCAGCGGCCAGCGCGCCGAGGCCGATGGCCAGCGGGGTGACCCACGACGAGTTGCGCTGCAAGAATCCGAAGGTGGCCTCGATCACCGGAATGGCCTTGGCGAGCTGCTCGACGAGGGCGCCCTGCGCCGCCCGCTTGAAGCCTTCGAGCTTCGTCTTGGCGTTATCGTTAAGTGTCTTGCCCATTCGGTCAGCGCTGCCCGCGGCGTCGTCCATACCGGTCGAGGCCGCCGTCAGGCCCTTAAGGAATTTGGGGATCTCCTGCACGCTCAGGTCTTCCAGCGGCGTGCCGAACAGGGCGAGCGCGGCCTGACTCTGCTTGACCGGGTCCTTGATCTTGGTCAGGCCGTTGATGATCTGGTCGAAGGCCTTGGCGCCGTCGTCGCCGCCCTTGAGCAGGCGCCGCGACATGTCCTCCTGCGACAGCCCGAGCGCGTCGTAGCCGACCTTGCTGGCCTTCGACATGTCGGTGGCCCGGATCGTGAATTCCTTGAGCGCGTCGCCGGTCTTGTCGATGCCGTACATGCCCTTTTCGGCGCTCTTGACCAGCAGCCCGAAGGCCTGCTCACCCTTGACGCCGATGCCCGCCAGGAAGGGGCCGTACTCGTCGACCGCGTCGAGCAGGTCTTCGCGCACGGCGGCCGGCACCTGCTGCATCGAGTACGTGAGCAGGTCGAGCGCCTGATCGGCGTCTTTCACGAGGCCAGACTTGACCGCCTGGCCTGCGACTTGCGAGGCCCGGGAAACGTCGATCTCGAAGGCCTTGGCCAGATTCATGACCTTGCCCGTGACCTTCTCGACGCCGTCCTTACCGAGGCGGTCGAAGCTCGTCTTGACGGCACCGATGGCGGTGGTGACGTCGGCCATCGACTCGCCGAAACCCTTCGTGTAGAGCGAGCCGGCGAGGGCGCCCAGGTTCTCGGCCTCCTTGCCCTCGGCGCCGAGCTGCGCCGCGAGCTTGTCGGTGGCCGCCTCAGAGTCGAGGGCGCCCGCCATGGCGGTCATGAGGGCGGCGCCGATGAGGGCGCCACCGATGGCCGCCCCCGCCTGCACCTTGCCCCACGTCTTTTTGAGGCGGCCCTCGACCGCGTCGGCGCCCTTGTCGACGCCCTTGGGGTCGATGCCGATCTCGATGAGCAGGTCAGCCAGCGTCGACATTCTGCACCGTCCCGCCCATCTGCTTGTTGAGGCGCTTGACCGCCCTCAGCATGTCGTCACCGGTCATCGGACCCTGTTGCGGGGCCTCGTAGCCCCACTTCGGGAGGAACTGTTTCTGCTCGTAGGGGCGCTGCTTCTTGCTCCTGTTCAGGTTCGCGAGCGTCGACATCAGCATGGCGAAGAGGTGGTCGAGCCGCTCGTCGCCGATCGGCCCGCTGACCATCTCGTACGCCTGCCACTCGGTCAGCTCGCGGGAGCTGACCCGTGCGAGCAGCTCCTCAACGGTGCAGCCCAGGGCGAGCGCTAGTCGGAAGTAGCGTCTTCGTCCCGGGTCGCTCCGAAATCCTCGGTCATCTTCTCAACGTCGTCATCACCCATGCCGGCGAGGCGCTTGCAGGTGTCGAAGAGGCGGTCGATGGGGGCCGCGTTCCGGCGGCCGAGCGCCGACACGTCCTCGGCCGAGAACAGCGAGCGGCCCTCGGCGTCGACCGCGCAGAGCACGATCAGCTTCACGCGGGCGTTGCGCAGGTTCATCTTGCGGTCGTTGCCGTTGCTCTGGATCAACGACTGCTCGTACGCGTCCCGCTGCGTGCCCGAGATCGACTTGAGCCGCACCTCGCCGCCCCACTCGGGACACTCGACGGTCTCGTATTTGCGGTCGTCGGCCGCGAGAATCTCTTCCCTGCCCAGTAGTGCCATGGTCTCTCTCCCTTTTGCGTTTCGGTCAGCTACCGGTCGCCGCGAGCGTCGGCTTGCCGCTCACCTTGACCGTCATCGAGCGGGCCATCTTGTCGTCGTAGGGGAACTCGTCGCCGAGGTTGGTCATGATCCCCTTGATGGTCCACGTG